TAAAACCCCAAGCACAAACGTGGTGGGGATAAGATGTTAGTAAATGAAAATGTTTTCAAAAATATGAAAGATTAGACAGAGAGGCAGACAGAAAGAAAGGCAGAAAGATGATAGTAAAATTTAGTAGAGACAGAGAATGGGTATATTTAGGTGAGGTAAGTGAGGTTATATCTCCAGATGTGAGACCAGTAGGAGATGATGATTTAGAGGTGGACAACCTTATAACAGTCAATTTTAAAGATGACAAAAGGGAGCCATATTTAATCAGACCTGATGATAAATGTGCAATTTACCTTTTAAATGATGAAGGTAAAACCGTAGAAAAAATTATCTAAAGACAGAAGCCTCTCTGTCAAAAGGATTAAACGAATCATAAACTAATACCAAGAGATAAACAGAAATTAACATATTTGCAGTGGCAAGATGCTCATTCTAATAATGGGTGGTTTACAGAAGCAGAGATTACAGAGAAGGTCAATGAGGAAATATACTTAATTGAAGATGTCGGCTGGATAATATACGAAGACGAAAAAGAAATACATATATGCTCAAGATTAGCTGGCAATACTACAAAGAAATTTGGTGAAATGTCAGAATATGGAATGTATCAAAGAATACCTAAAACGTGGATACTTAAAAGGAAAGTGTTTAAGGTTTAGAAAGGAAGTGTAAAATGGCTAAAGGAACACCTAAGCGTGATGGAAGCGGTAAAGGAACAAGGGCTAATAGAGGCAGAGGCGGTTGTGCTACTACGAAAAAGACAGGGCAAGGCAGGAAGTGAGAAACTTAATAAGCATAGCGATATTACTAATAATCAGAGGAAGTTAATGGCGAAGACTACTAATAAAGACGGCAGACCAGCTTATTATAAAACCCCACCAGAGCTCCAAAAAGCTATTGATGATTATTTCCTTAATCCCCCCAATAAACGTAAACTTTATAAAGATGCTGTTTCGGGTGTGTTTACAGAAATTCCTGTATATGGAGTTTCAGGATTAGCATACGCTTTAGGATTTGCAGATAGACAATCCCTTTATGATTATGATAAAAGAAGCGATAAGTTCTCTTGCATTATAAAAAGGGCACGCTTGTTTATTGAGTCAGAGTATGAAGTTGCGTTAAGAGAAAACAACGTTACAGGTATAATATTCGCCTTAAAACAAATGGGTTGGAAAGACAAAACAGAGATAGAACACAGTGGCGAGATGACTGTAATGAAAGTAATAAAAATGAATGGGAAGCTAATTAAACCTGACATTGGAGATTAAATGCTTGAGGTTCCGAAGATTTTAGATATCCCCGAGAAGCTAATACCCATAATCACCAAGTGTGATGATTACAGGTATTTTCTGCTAGAAGGCGGTAGGAGTGGTGGTAAGACCCAAGCAATAGCCCGCTGGATATTATACTTATGCGACCAAAAGAAACTACGAATAGTCTGCGGTAGGGAAACGCAGAATAGTATTGACGAATCAGTATATACAGTATTCGCAGACTTAATAAGGGAAAACAAACTTGCCTACCATATATTATCTACTGAAATTAGACACATAAAGACAGGCGCAAAGATAAACTTTAGAGGATTCCGGGAACAAGGGAAGCATAACATTAAAGGTTTAGAAGGCGTAGACATCCTCTGGGTTGATGAAGCACAGGCTATTACTAAAGAAACCCTTGATGTTATCATACCTACCATACGAAAAGAAAACTCTAAAATATACTGGACTATGAATAGATTTACAGAAGACGACGCTGTATATAATAAATTCTGGGATAGAAAAGACTGCCTACATATCAATATAAGTTTTCTTGAGAACAAACATTGTCCTCAAAAGATGATAGATGAGGCAGGTTTCTGTAAAGAACAGAGTGAAGAAGACTATAATCATATATGGTTAGGGCATCCAAGGAAAGACGGAGGCATTTTAAGAGTAGTTACGAAGATGATGTTTGATGCATTAAAGGGGATTCATATACAAAGGCCGATAGAAAAGAGGTTATTTACTGGTGATCCTTCATTAGGCGGTGATGAATGTGTAGCTTATATCATAGATGAGAACGCTAAAAAACTTGATGAACTCTTCTTACATGAGCGAGATGAGATGAAAATAGCAGGAACATGGGCTGCATTCGCTAATAGAAGCGGTGTAACCGACTTTGCTATAGATATAATAGGCTTTAAGGGCATCGCTGATAGAATACGGGAGCTTATGCCAGAGTGTAATATGATAGAATGTATAGGCTCGGGTAAGAGTGTTAGGCCTGATGACTACTTAAACCAAAGAGCTGAAATCTATATGTATGCGATGAAAGAAATATTAGACAAAAGAGTTGAGTATTTTGATGATGATATAATGATAAAGCAGTTGTGTGATATTCGCATTAAACCATTAAATTCAAGAAAGATAAAAATAGAGAGCAAGGATGATATTAGGAAAAGGATATTATGCTCTCCTGATAGAGCTGATGCATATACACAAGGGGTTTGGGCATTGCAGCAATGCAGACCTTGGAGCAGCAAGATAGAACGTAGTGCAGTAAGAGAACATAACTACATGACTGCATAAGGAGAAATATGGCAAATGTAATTAAAGATATGGTAGATGAGTTTTCAGCTGAAGCTAAGATAGCTTATAGGAAATGGCTTAAAGAGGCTAGAGAAGACACAGATTACAATTTAGGCTATCAATGGACAGCTGCAAATAAGAAAACAGTTGAAGGAGAAGGACGTCCGGCCCTAACTTTCAATGAAATACAACCTATTATAAGGCTAGTATCAGGCTATCAGAGACAGAATCGTATGGATATTAAGGTCATTGGTGTTGAAGGTGGCGATGATTTTGTCGCTGAAATCATGACCTTGCTCATTAAAAATGTAATGACAAGTGATTTTGGTGAGTTTAAGGTCAGTGAAATGTTCAATAACGGCATAATGTCGTCAAAAGGCTGGATAGAAGGCGACGTAAGCTACGAAGATGATCCGCTTAATGGTAAGATCAAGCTATATAACGGTCATTATGATGAAATCTTCCCAGATCCGCGATACCGCACATACAATATGGAAGATGGTGAGTATCTACTTAAAGAAATAAGGATTACTAAAGCAAGGTTACTTAATCTATTCCCTGATAAAAAGAACAAGTTAAAGAACATAGCTCCGGCAAAGACAGCCGATGGCATATCTACGGTTACAGAAGAAAATCCAGAAACAGGTTATTATAAAACTACAGAGGGTGAAGAAGATGTAGATATTGATAGAGCCACGGAAGGAACAGACTATACCCGCTCTGATTTAAGGAAACTATATAATGTCCGTTGGTGTGATTATAAGAAATATGAACAAAAAGTATATACCATTGATGAGATGAGTGGTGAATTAAAAGACGTTACAGATAAGAAACTATCCACAAGAGATTTAAAGCAAATGACAGATGCCATTCCCTATCTCTCAGTCGTTAGGCAAAAGACATCTACACCGTGGAGAGCTGTTGTATGTGGGGATGTTGTCTTAGAGAACGAGGTATCACAATTCTACCCTCATATAAAGAGTTTCCCTGCTGTTCCTTATGTAGCTTGCTTTACTCCTATAGGTAAGACACCTGAAAAGATATTCCAAGGATTGATAAGAAGTCTTAAAGACCCACAGAATGAAATAAATAAAAGATACTCACAGTTGCTTAATAGTATCGCTAATGCTCCTTGGGTAGGCGATAGAGATGCCTTAACTCCTGATGGGAAGAGGGAATTAGAGAAATTTGGTAGTAGCCCTAGAGGAGTATATTGGAAGAAAGAAGGTTCTGACTTACATCGTGAAAGACCTGTGGTTGAAGCATCAGCTTATGCCGCATTGGTTCAGGGTGGGTCAGATGCGCTTAAACGAATCAGTAATGTCAATATGGATGTATTCGGGGCAGGTAAGGGAGCAAGTGGTCAAGCCTTAGCTATGCGCGAGAAGTTAAGTATAATGGCTATACAGGATGTTTATGATAATCTTAGATATTCAAGACATATATTAGCCAAGTTTATAATCGGAATGATTTTAGCAACTTATACACCTCAAAAGATAGTTCGAGTATGTGGAGAGAAGAAAATTGATTTACAACAAGCAGAGAAGCTCTTAGGACAGTTTGATATGGCTGAATATGATTTAGCTATTGGGGAGACATCTTTCTCACCTGCTATGAGAATGGCTGTATCAGAAGAGCTTATAGCTATGAGAGAAGCAGGTATATTACCACCTCAAGTAGCTGATGAACAAATTATTGAAGCATCTAGCATTCCTAATAAACAGGAAATCATCACTAAGATGCAACAAATACCAGTAGAAGAAGAACCACAAGCCTAACCCGCAGGCTTAAATGCGGAGAGTCGGGGATAGTCCCCAGAGAAAGAAGGAGAAGGCAAATGCCTGAAGAGAAACTTTATAACAGTGAGAGTCAGGAAATAGACGATCAAGGTGAATTAGTCCTTGATGAAGAGGGTAATGCTATTCTAAAGCCTGAAGAGAAGCCTGACGAAGAAACATCTGAAGAGAAGATTGCCAAATTAGAGCAGGAAAATGAAGATATTAAAAAAGAAAGAGATGGCATAAAGGGTGATTTAATCGAAAGTAGAGGTAGACGTAGAGAAGCTGAAGATGCTCTTTCTACACATCGTAATGTTCCTAAGATGTCTAAGGCTGAAATGGAAGATTGGCTTGATACACCTATGACTAACAGAGAGTTTGAAATTAAGAAGAAAGACTTACTTGATGAGATGGACACTATAAACGCAGCATCAGCACAAAAATCATCAATGGCAACAGCTGGTCAGAGATTTAAGAACTTTGATGTGATTAAGGGTCTAGCAGATGAGTTATTGACACTCCCTAAATATTCACATCAAAAGATAGCTCTTGATTATGCTCCTGATTATGCTGAAGCTCTTTATCAACTTGGGATGACGAATCCTAAGTATATAGAAATGGTAAAAGCTGAAGCTAGAGGAGAGACTGTAAATTTCATTAAAAAAGCTAATAGAAAGTCATCAACCGGAGCAGGTACAGGTGGAGCAGGAGCAAGTCCCGGAGATGATGAATTTGACGATATGACAGTAGAAGAATATGGAAAACTCACTCCTAAACAACAAGAGGCTTTACCTGCCAGTGTGCAGGAAAGAGTGCTTGGGGGGCTAGACTAAAAAAAAGACGAATGCAAAAACCATATGGTAGCTTACTTTCCATTCCGGAGCTCATTCCGCCGGTTAAAAAGTAAAGTAGTAAAGAGGTAGTAAATCGGGAAATCACCTCTCCTGTTTCGGCAAGAGAAGCCAGAAAAAATCTCAAGTTGAAACTAATATTCATTTAAAAAAAAAGAGAGGTGTTTTCTGATGGCAAACACAGTTAGTAATACCAATCTACGCAGAGTAATCTTCGAGAAGAAACTGATTTTTGAAGCTGTGCAGAATTTGTGGTTAATGAAAGCGGGACAGATTAAGACAAAAGAAGAAGGCGGAGGCGCCATTGTTCTGCAAAAGAATGACTTCCTTGTTGAAAAAGGACATAAGGTTACAGTAGGATTTAGTCCTCTATTAACAGGTGAAGGTGTAGATGGCGACAATGAGATGAAGGGTCATGAAGGCGAATTAGATACTTATGACTTCTCATGGTACATTGACCAGAAACGTCATTCAGTAAGATTAAAAGGTCGCATGGATGAGCAGAAAGCTGCTTATAGTATGCGAGGTGAAGCAAAGACTCAACTTAAATTATGGTTAGCCAGAATGATTGAGAAAGATTTATTTAGAAAAATGGCTGGTTTAACTACATATACATTTGCAAACACTCCTACCGCACCATCATCAAGTCGTAATCTTTTCGGCGGAAATGCAACAGAAACTGCCGACATTGATAGTGCTGATGTAATTGATACAGACCTTATAGCCAAAGCGGTTGTTTTAGCTGAGACTGAGGTTGACGGCGTACCTTTAATTGAGCCTTTAAACCTTCCGGGCGATGTTAAGTATGTCTTGTTTGTTCATAACTATCAAAAATACGACTTCAAGAAAGACCCTGTTTACAGACAGACGTATCGTGAAGCTGGTCCAAGAGGTCCTAAAAACGTTCTATTCCAGAATGCTATAGGTATCTGGGACAGTGTGTTAATAGTAGCTCATCCATTTGTACCTACGTTCTCTGATTGGGGTGGCGGTGGAGTTACTCCGGGTGCAAGAGCTTTATTCTGTGGTGCTAAAGCAGTAGGTTTAGGCTTTGGTCAAAGAAGTATATGGAATGAAGAAACTGACGATAGAGGCAACAAGCAAGTGTTTACTGGTGGTGCTATCTTCGGTTCACAGAAAATTAAGTTTAATGACATTGATTATGGTGTAATAGCTCTTGATACATACGCCGTTAATCCTAACGCTTAAGGAGATAAACTATGAAGTTGATTTATCTTGGAAGAAAAAATCCTAAAGTGGTTGAGTTGTTAGACGAGAAAGTATCTTTTGTGCCTAATGAACCAACAGAAGTTAAAGCTGCGATAGGAAAAGTTTTATTGGAAAATGCTGGTACTATCTTTAGTTTGGTTAATGATAAAAGTAAAGCTAAAGCACCAGTTGATGATATACCCGAAGCTCCAAAAGCTAACGTAAAGAGCAAGGGTAAAAAGAAAAAATAACGGAGGAATGAGAAATGGCAGCATATGTAGCAGGTACAGTAAGTAGACATGAATTTGCGGGTGAATATCAAATAGCCCACGTTGATGTTACAGTAGATGCAGCCACAGGGAATGTTACTCTATCAGAATTTGACGTAGTAACTGTTTTGTCAGTAATTCTGATTGAAGACCCTGTTGCTGGTTGTTCAAGTGCTACGGCATTAGTAGATGGCACTACTACGAACAAAATTAACATCAAACTGTGGAAAGATAATTATTCAGCTGCTGATGCAAATTACAAAGATGTTCGCTTAACTGTTATGGGTTTACTAAACAGTTAAGATAATTGTTAAAATGAGGGGAGAGGTTAGCCACATCTTTTCCCTCATAACTAAAGGAAGGTGAAATAAGTGTTAAAAAAATTAGGTACGATTCTCTTATTAACAACAATTCTATTGTTTATATCTTCTCAGTTGTTTGCTTCTACGCTTGATACGGAATTGCTTGAGAAGTATAAGCGAGTATGGTCTCAACTCGACCAATGGAATTTGTTTGATGCTGCTGGGGTTGATATTTTAGCCTTAGAGGCGGGTTCTCTTGGGAGTGATGGACACTGGACAAATACAGGGGCAACGATAACGCTTGATGCTGCTCCAACTAAGTTTATACTAACTTATGCGAGTGGGCAACTTTTCTGCACTGTTCTGGACACCGATGATATAACAGGAACTACCCATGACCAGACTATTGATTTAAGTACCGATGCTTCTCTTATATTTGGGGATAATAGCGATACATTTACTATAAATCTTGACGGTACTGATGCGTTATTATCTACAAGTGATGGTAGTATAGAACTTTATCCACAAGCAGATGCAACAAAGGGAACGGTTGATTTTCTAACTGGTGGTGATGTAAACGACTATATTAAAATTTCAACTACAACTGATCAACCATTACTCCACTTTGAAGGGTGCGACGGTAAGATTACAGCAACCGATGGTACTATTGACTTTGATGATGAAAACTTAACAACTACAGGTACATTATCATCTGGAGCAACTACGGTAACATCAGTTATTATAGGAGAAGAAACTTATGACGTTGTCGTTGATGACGAACATAGGTTTACCTCTAATGATAGTGATAATGTTGTTGAGTCTTATGCAACTACAGATAAAGACGCTTTGTTTCAGCTAACATCTGACCTTTCAGCAGATAATGGCGATGAATGGCAGTTGAAGAATGATGATGCAGATAGTAACAAATTGTTATTCATCAATGATACTGGCGGAACACTTGATACTGTAATGACTCTTGCTACAACTGGAGCTATAACAACTACTAATGATATTAATGTTGTTAATGATTCAGCTTCAACTACGGTTGTGCAGGATTTATTAAAATTAACTTCTTCTTCAACTGGATCACCCGCAGCTGGTCTTGGTGCTGGTTTAGTTGTTCACATTGATGATGAAGGTGGAGTAGAACAACAGGCTTCAATAGATTTTACACTTACAGATGTTACGGATGATTCTGAAAACTGCGATGTTATTGTAAGTGCAAATACTGAAGGAACGATAAGAGAAGTATTCAAGGTTGATACTGATTCTACAGCTACAGATAATACACTCTTTACATTGACAAGTTGGACTATTGAAACTGATGGTGTTAGGGATATGCTTGAATTAGTTTTAGACAATACTGCTGATACAGCAACAGATGGCTTTGGAGCAGGTATATCAATCGTTATGGAAGATGAAACTGATACAGCAGAAGAGCAAGCATCTATTGATTTTGTTTTAAGTGATGCAGGTGATGGAACTGAAGATGCTGATATAGTTTTCAGCCAGAATATAGCTGGTACAATAACTGAAACTGTAAAATTTGATGCTGACGCTGGCGTAAGGATAGGTATTGGCCTGAAAGTTTGCGGTACAACTGAATTATCAGGAAATGTTGATATGTACCAAGCTGATTTAATTATTACTGACGCAAGTCTTGGTGATAGTTTGACATTTGATACATCTGAAGGTTCTTTAGTTATCGCAGGTGATTTGTCTGTTGACGGCGATGACATCAATGCCGACGGCAACTTAACTATTGATGCTGAAGGTGGAACGCTTGCTTTACAGGCTGGAAGTACAGACATCTTGACTATTGGCTCACTTGGTGCTTGTTTAATTGGAAACTTAAGTAATACAGGCAACTTGTATGTTGGTGGTACTACTATTTCTGCCGCTAGTTTGAAATCTGGTACAGACCAATCTGATGCAGGTGCCGCCGCTGGTGAACTTTATTACGACACTAATGATGATGACACTGTAAAAATGGGTACTTAATCTAATAATAGGGGGCAAGATAATAACTTGCCCCTTTAAGGGGATAGATATGAAAAAAATACTGATATTACTGCTCTTGAGTTTCTTTATCTGCGGGTCAGTGATGGCTGTTGAAACTGAATATGAGCAGAATAAGGTCTATAGGACGTATGAAGTAACTGGTTGGCACATTTGTGTCGTTGATGATGATATAGATGATACTGCCGAGCTTTTAACCGAGCTTGATAGCACTTATCTACAACTTACAACCACTTATGATACGCTTGAAGTTGTTAGTGCATCTGCATCAGATACGACTCAAAGTATTACTGTTTACGGTGTTTATGATGGAGAAAAAACATCAGCTACATTTAAGTTAAATGGAACTGCTGCTGTATGTGGTGCAACTTACTTTGAATATGTTGACCAAGCTGTTTTAGATGCTGAATGTGCTGGGATAATTACAGTAAGACGAGCAACAGCCGATGTATTCATTACCTCAATCCCGGCTGGAGTATTGAATGCTGGTATGGCTCAACATTTCAATGGTGAATATAAGAGTTATGTTACTGGCTGGTCTTGTGGGGTTTTAACTACAACAGGAGATGTATTATCTGAGTTACGTTGGTATCCAGATGAAAGTGATAGCCGATGTTTTCTTAATGGTTATATTCTTTTGGATGAAATTTTCATAGAGGGAGCTGTAACATCTCCTTATAATGTTACTGGATCGTTTTCTAGGCCGATTAAACTTCCCGAAGGTGGTTGGTTAGCGGTATTTGGAACAGGGTCAACTACAGATTGTGATGGCAAAGTAACTATTCAAGGATATGATAGTAGCAGATATTAAGGAGGTAAAAATATAATGCGGACATTTCTCGAATTAAGAGCAGACATAGCTCACCGCTTAGGTAATATAGATTTATCGACTACTGCCAATGCTGACTTATTAACATCTATAAAATTAGCCCTTAATAATATTCAGGAAGAATGTAACAAAGTTCGTGATTTAAGAAAATTCCTATTAAAAAAAGGACGGATTTTAGTTGTAGCTGAATATACTACAGGCACAATGGCGGTAACAAACGGCTCAAAGACTATCACTATCGCAACAGGAGTATTCACGTCTGACTTTAAAGATAGGGTATTTGTCTGTGATGATGATATTGATGTTGAATACCGTATTGCAAGTATAACTGATGCCAATAATGCTAAATTAGATGTAGCTTATTCAGATACTACAAACACTGCGGCTACATTCAAAATCCTCAAAGATAGATATTATCTCGGCAGGGATGTAATGGGTGTCTGGAATATGGTTGATAGGACAAATGAGGATATAATTGTTTTAGAAAATAAGACTACCCTTAGCGACCCCGATATATTTGATACAGATACAGATTCAGAGCCTTCTGATGGGGCGATTATCCTTTCTTCTGACGCTTTCTATAATACAGGAACGGTTGCTGTAACAAATGCTGCAAATACTATTGTTATTACGACTGGCGACTTTATTGAAGCGATGGATGGTATGGCAGTTAGAATAGATGGTGATAGTGTTGATTACACCTTTACCTATGTAGATGCTGATAATGGGACATTAGACAGGGTCTATGAAGGCACTACAAACGCCACAGCTACGTTTAAAATAGCTCCTCCCGGACAGTTAATGGTTGAGTTATACGAAAAACCAACAGAGCAGATTATAGTTGATTTCGACTATCTCTATCGCCTACCCAGATTAGTCAATGATAATGACATCTCCATAATTACTACTTTAAGCGATAACGTTCTTTGGCGAGGGGCTATTTGGGCTATGAAGGATAACGAGGATATTGACGCTAACGATATAAATAATGCCTATCAATATTACCAGCTTGAAAAAGATAAAATGATGAATGCTGTAGGTGAATTATCATCAGAGGTATCAACAATACCATATAAGGATTTATAATGAAATTCGGGGGATTAAAAACTGTAGCTTCTCCGCACCTCATACGCAACGAGGAAACCCCTGATAGCAGAAATGAGATTATTGATAGAGGTAGAGTAAAAACAAGGAACGGATTGGCAAAGAAATATACAACTGTTAAAAATGGCGTGGTTATGGCTCTATTTAATATAAAATCTGATGATTGTGTAAGTGATTATGGCATAGCAGTAATAGATGATGGTAGTGGTGGGGTTGTTGATGATATTGATAAGGTAATGGTAACTGAAGTTGCGTGTACAGATTATTATAATCAAGATACAAATTATGACGGAAATGTGCGATTAAGTTTTGGTGCTATTGCTCCACCTGTAGGCGAATTTACATATAGGATTTATATAAAACAAGGAACGCCAAGATTAAGATATTTATATTTGTATATATCGTCTATTTCAGAGCTAGAAGGAACAAGTAATTTAGTAGATGTTAATCAAGTAGTAGATACTTGGGATGAGACAACTTTAACGTGGACTAATCAACCAGCATTGGGGGTTGAGTTAATAGATAGTCAAACACACGCAGTCGGTTGGAATAAATTTGATTTAGGGGTTGATTATGAAGATGTTGGGGCGGTTTGTTTAAATCCGCCAACTATACCTGCTTATAATCAATTTTATGCTCATTCACCCGACTACACAACTGACGAAACATTACGACCATATTTTTCGGAATCATAATGCAAAAACAAACAATATCTCAATGGTATGGAATAAATACGGAAGATGACCCTGACGATATTAAGGATATAGAAACTCCTGATAGCAGGAATGAAGATTTATCGGAAGATGGAGTTGTGCGGACTCGGAATGGATTAACAAAGGATAGCTCCTCGGCACTTACAGGAGGATTAGTGGAAGGGATACTTGCTCTCCAGACGGAGGATAATAAAAACTTGAGATTAGTTTTTACAGTTAACGGCGAATTGAATACTTTTTAAGGAGAAACGATATGAACTATACATTTGATGAAAA